CATCATCTACACCGTCCTTGAAAGGCCCTCTACCTGTAGATAGAAGCTTGTTGCCTAAGGTATATAGCCCTACGGAAAACAAAGAGATGTTTAATTACATGGAAGATCAAATATTAAACATAGCACGTAAGGCTTCTAGTGTTACTTCGGATGAGTTAGCAAAAATGTCGGATGAAGAAAAGCTATTTAGAGATAAGATAGAGTCAGCAGTAGAGGCGGAGGATACTAAAGAGCTACTTAGGTTATTACCTGACACAGCTCAGGCAGTATTGGATTATGAAAAAATGTTCCCCGGTGGCTTAACTAATAACTCATTCTGGACTACAAAGTATATGGACTTTAGTTTTGGTGATGATGCAAAGCCTATGGTTACAGGGGAAGATACATCACTACAACCTAAACTACGTCCTACTAATTTAATGAAAGACCTTAGCTTAGAGGATCAATACAGTGCATTAACAAGTGGAGAGGAGGATGCTATTCCTTTCTCGTTACTACCTGAGTTTGAAAACGCAGAAGATGCCAATAAAAGTAAAGACTTAGAAGCCGGTGATTATGTTATCATAGGAGGACAACTAACTACTGCAGGTCTTTCTTCTAATAAGATAACAGCTATAGCAATAGCACCAAAGTCTGAATCTGAAATATCACAAGCTTTAGAATCTATAATGAAGAAGTGGGATAAAGAGAATCCTGAACCATCAGGCAGAGTAAAGGTAGGACATAAACGAAAGAGAGAGCAGTATTACATAGATCAAAGAAAGCTATTACTAGAAGGACAAGCTCAAGCGGCTGATGTATCAGTTGCTACAGGTTCTATAGTCGATACAGATCAAGAGGCGTTTGATAAAGAAATACGAAAACAAGTTGCAGATAGACTTCTATTAAAACCAGACACAGACCCTAACGACATAGCAACAGTGATAGCTTATAGGGTAAGAAGGACTAATCCAAAATGGAAAGATCTAAAACCTAGTAAAATAGAGAAAGATTAATAGATGAACGAGTTTACCTTTACTCCAGTTGATCTAGGGCTTGATCCTGTTAATGTGGAAGAAAAAGAAAAACCAGAGTCTAGTGGAAAGTTTACTTTTACTCCTGTATTTACAGAACAAAGAGAAACCAAAACACAACCTGTATCTCAAACCATACAAGCCTTACAACCTACGTCTAGCGCAGAGACTATCAATGATCTGATGCAAGACAATAACTATGCTGTTGTAGGTAACTACATGAAGCAACGCTTTGGCATGACAGAAGACACACATGGTAGGCAAGAAGTTATAGATAGCTTTGTAAACCACATGAGAAAGTTTAACTTTGGTCAGTCAGTAACGACAGGTACAGAGTTAGCCTACTTAAACAAAGCAGAAGAGGCTAATAAGTTAGCCGCAGGTCAAGCTTATCAACTGTTTGACAACATGAAGGGTGCATTCTCTGAAGAGTATTCCTTTGCACAAAAGGCTGACGCAGTAGGTGACTATGCTCGTGCTCTAATAGTAGATCCTGTTAACGTTTTATCTCTAGGTTTCGGTAAGTTAATCACTGGTGGAGCTACTAAAGTTGCGGCTAACTTAGCTAAAGATGCTGTTATAAAGCAAGTTAAGAAGGAGTTAGGTAAGAAAACTCTAAAGAATACCGCATCTAAAACTGCTCAGGCTCAAGCCCAACAAATAGAACGCCGTATCATAGGTAAGATAATTAAAGGTGAGAAGGTTAGAGGCGTAGCTAAAGGTGCATTTGCAGAAGGCGTTAAGAAGTCTACCAAGAAAGAGATACTTGCTACTACTGCTTTTGATTCTGCTTCTGCTGTTACTATAGATGCAGTCTATCAGAAAGCATTACAACAGGGTGGAGTACAAACTGACTACAATGTTGTACAAGGTGCTGTTACAGGCATAGGTGGTGTATTCGGTGGGTCATTAGCTTATGGTCTAAGCTTACTTAATAAAGCTCCGCACACAGAGGATTCTTTGCCTTTAGCTATGAGCTTCTTTGATGGTGCAGCTGTAGCTGAAGCTAATGCTAAGAAGTTAGCTCGTACTGCTAAGTCTAAATCTAATAAAGCTACACTTAAGAATATAAACGCTAAGGCTTTACAAAAGAGTCTTAACAAGAGTGCTACTGCCTCTGAACGTTGGGCTAAGAAAGTACTTAAAGGAGATACTATACGTAGGTTGGGTGATAATATGCCTGACCCAAGAAGAGATGTATTCCTTGGGGCGTTCCTTCACGGAGATGCTAGTGGTGGTTTTAAAGGTATTAAGAGCATACTAGAAGACTTTAATATTGAGTTAGCTAATGACGGAGATACTTTTAGTAACTTCACAGACTTCTTAACAGAGACTATAAAGACCTTACCTAAAGGTGCTAAGAAAGAAGTAGCAGGGCTATACAAAAATACAATGGCTCGTTTACCTGAGTTTGAGAACAAATCATTAGATGATGGGTTACTTATGCTATCTAGTATGGCTAGTGAGTGGGGTCGTACAGGGCAGACGTTATCTAGATTAAGCCAAGACTTAGACTTTGCTAATAGGTTTGCTCCAGACAAGACTGCATCACAGAAGTTAAACACTGTAGTAAATACTACACTTAATCCTGTACCAAAAACAGTTAGAGATAAAATAGTAGATGGTACTAGTAGTATGCAACAGAACCTTATACGTATGTTGATTACACATCCGGGTACAACTGCATTGAACGTAGTTGGTTGGGCTAATGCTACAAGTATGCAATCTGTAACTGATATACTAAGAGGTGCTCTTTATGGAGGACGTTCTGTAGCTGAGATGGCTATTGGTAGGAATACAAATGCTACTGAGTTTGCTAACAAATCTAAGCTTATGTTCACACTACAAAAACAAAAAGCTATGAACTTAGTAAACCCTTTTGCTACACAACAATCAGCATTAGACTTCTTAGCGGCTAATCCTAAAGCACAAAAAGAATTGTTTAGGTATATGTCAGGCGGTATAGAGTTAGATGACGTGTACAAACAATTAGGTATTCAAATAGGTGACATAGGTAAACCTTCAACAGCAGAGAAGGTGATGAACTTTGCTCAGACTATGTACGGTGTAAAAGCTCAAGACATGTATACTAAGACACAAGAATTTATGTATGCCTTAGACAAACAAGTACGTATTAAATACGGTAAGACTTACTCTGAGTTTTTAGAAGACCCTGACTTATATAAGACAATGAAGGGTGACACCTATGCAGAGATACAAACTATAGCTGTAGAAGATGCACTACGTAATGTATATGCTAAACCCTTTGGTAAGAACCCTAAAGGATTACTTAGCTTCGGTGCTAAAGTTATAGAAGATATGCGTAAGTATCCTGTAGTGGGTGCAATGATTCCTTTTGGACAATTCTTTAATAACACACTAGGTCATATGTTTGATCATACAGGCATCAGTCTTGTACATAAGTATGCGGCAGGTACTACTCGTGACCCGTTAGATCTTCTCACTAAGTCAGCCATAGGTTTGTCTCTTATAGGTGTAACAACGGCTCGTGAATATGATAATATGGAAGAAGGTTTAGCTTGGTTTGAAGAACGTAGAGATGATGGTTCTATACGTAACCGTATGTATGACTTCCCTTTTAGTTTCTACAAAGCAATGGGTCGTATGGGCGCACACTTTTACAGAGATGGAGAAGTACCTGAGGATTTAGTAAAAGAGTTAGTAACACTATTCGGGCCGGGACAACTTACAAGACAACTAGGTGATTCAGCTAAGATATCTTTTGACTTATTAGTAGATGCAGCTTCACAAGAAGACCGTGCAGTTAGAGACGCACTAGGTAAACTAGTACAAGACACAGCTTCTATGTATCTTAGTGGTTACAGTCGTCCGTTTGATCCTGTGAACACAGCTATAGCTTTAGGTAGAGGCGAAGACTTCGTAGCTGTAGATCGTAACCAAGGATCTAAATGGCTTAACAACTCTACAAGATACGTTGATCAGATATATACTGCCCTTAGTGGTGCAGAGTTATCACCTGAGAAGTTTAACGCACTGACTGACGCTAAGGGTACAGCACCTATAGGACGTATCTTTGGTTATCGTGAGAACCCCGGACAGACTCATATACAAAAGATGTTTAACCAAATAGGTAAACCACAATGGCGTACTGAGATTAAGTCCTTCATACCTGAGACACAGAATCATATTAATAAGATAGTATTTCATTTCTTAGAACAACAAGCTGAGTACGCCTTAGCTACACCTGCTTGGAAGAATGGTACAAACAAACAACGTAAGGAACTATTAGGTGAGGTGCTTAAGAAAGCTAAGAAACAAACAACAGGTTTACTTGAGCGTAGCCTAGCACCTGAAGATAGCCGTACTAATAAGTTGTACAAGATAAGTAAGAAGGGTAGTGGTGTAACTAAAGAAGACGTAGACAAGGCGTTAACAAAGTTAGACATAGATGTAGACATAACAGAGCTAGACGAGAACCAACTAGACTTCTTAATGTATTACTTAGAAGCCCAGAAAGACGAAGTTAAAAAGCTTAAGATGTTAGGCACTAGATAAAAGAAAAGGGCGACACAAGCCGCCCCTCTTATTGTTATTTAACTCCGTGCCTCTCAGCACATTGCCTAGCCCACAGATACATACTCGTGTAGGCCTTTAGACAGTGATCTCTTTCAGTGCTCTCCCATAGATTGTCACGTAGTAACACCTCCATACTCTCCATATGATCTGTCATCACGTTCAGGAATGCTGTTCGTCTTGACTTGATGTGTTCTTGTGCTTCTTGTTCTAGTTTCACAGGCTTTCTCTCTAGGTTACTGCATCTTCTAATGCACTTATTGGTAGGTTATAACAGTTAGACTTTACAGTAAAGTTGTTGCTAGGATCTACATCACCCTTCTTCAAGTAAGTAGCATCCTTATAGTATGCACTCTTAGGATACACACCTAAGAACCACGCAGTATGTAGATCTTTATGTACACGTACAAATGCATAGTAGTCACACTTCTGTTTAGTATTAAGTTCAGCTACTGAGCACTCATAGTAACGCTTGGGTGGTACAGTAGTTCGTTTAGTCTTTACATCAACAGTGTAACCATTGTCTAACTTAAGGTCGTAGTCGTATGTATTCTCTTCACTACCACCCATTATAAGACGAGCAACTTCTTCACCTAAGAAGCCAGCGATACTACCCTGACCTCCTGTGATACTATTGTTTAGTCTGCCCATCTCAGTAGCCTTAGCACGAGCTTTATTAACCATGTCTTTGGATACGGTTATCTCTTTCATGCTATAACTAACTCTGCAGATGTATAAGGAATGTGAAAGAATAACTCGCCCTTCTGTATGTATCTGCCCTTAGCCTCAGCTAAACTTTCCTTAGTGAGTAGTGTATCCTTTATACGCCATACTTGCTTCATGTCCTCACGAAAGACATAGAAGTTTAGTACACCATTAACACCTTCATACTTATCTAGTAAGCGTTGCTTACGTTCAGGGATACGGATATCAGCCCAATGTGTAGGCCACTCTTCTTTCCAAGCTACTTTGACTTCAGCCTCGTTGAAGTATGTATATCCATCTTTCTGAGAGACGACATCAACAAAATAGTTTTCTTCGGTATTAACTATAGTATGGCCTTTTGATTTTAGTATCTCTACTAGTGTATCCTTAGCCTTCTTATCGTAGGCCTGATACAATGCACGATTAAACTGTTTTCTTACTGCTGTCACTTAGGTATTCCTTTAGTTCTGTATAGCCCCCAAGGTGAGTGCCATCTGGTTTAAATATTTGTGGTACTGTAGTATAACCTGCTTTCTTTATTAACGCTAGTAACCATTTGCTACTAGGCGATTGTACGTTGTATGTTGTTACCTGACTTCCTGCAACACCTCGTAGTAATTGTAATGAGGCATCACAGAAGTTACATTCGTTTCTAGTTATTACTATCCACATTAAACGAGATCTACAATCTCGCAGCTGTCACCACTACATGCTAGTGTCTGACTTCCTGCTGTGTTGTCTTCTTGTTCATACTCAGATAGCTTATCCCAATCAATACTATCAGGCATCTTATCTAAAAGTATATGATAGTCTGTAGCTAAACAATCTTGATAAGGTGCTTGCTGATATGTGTGCTCATTGAATGGTAGGAATGATACACCTGACATCTCATCAAAATGTTTGTACACAAATGCACCTACCTCAAACCATTCGTTATTCTTTACGTTAATAGTAACAGATGGTTTATGTTCACACCATGATCTCTGATAGGCTAACCACATCTCTAGCTGTTCTATAGCTGACATGTCTGCGGTAACTGTTGCACCCTCTGGAGCTTTCATAGGGAAGCTAAACACAGTAGTCTGATCAGGCTTCATTACGTCTGGCTCATTAGGTATACCTTGATCCTTCATGAATTGTGTCAACGGGTCTTTGTTGTCTCCACGTACAGTGCGAATATAATAGGCTGAGTGACGAGCGTGAATGCCACTGCTAGAGTCAACCAGTTGGCTGACAGTACCGCTTGGTTTAACACAGCTGATAGCAGTACTGACAGGGATATCAAGGCGTTCAGCCCACTTAGTATTAGTAGCAACGGCGATTTGTTTGAGGTGCTCAAGAGTTTTCTCCAGTCCTTTGTTTGCTTTTGTTGTTAATGGGTTGTCCATAATACCTGTCATAGATACACCGAGTAGTCTTTCTTCTTCAGTGTTGTTCTGCCATGACTTACGTAAGTATGGAAACTTAGTGAATGATGATTGTATTGTACCTAAGATAGTAGCAAGACGAACCTTACGTTCTAAGTCTTCTGCACTATCAGTAGCTCTTACAACTACCTCCGTTAAATTACAGAACTGGTTCGGGCGTAGGATTATCTCACTGCAAGGATTCGTCCCGAACTCATAGTTAGGATCACGTCTACCATTCTTAGATGCTTGTTTCTTAGATGCTTGTCTGTTGAAGATACCA